AAATGGCATGAACAGCTTGTCGTAGATCGCCACGACATCCTGCTCTTCCTTGATGAACCGGGCTGCCTCGACCAGCATGCCGTTGAACAGCGCTGCCTCGAAATTGTCGCCCAGCCATGTGTTGCCGGCCGTCACGATCGACTCGGGGTAGAAGCCGAAGTGCAGCTCCACCTGATAGGCGATGTCCGGTGACGGGGCCACGAAGAGCGTGTCGGCATCGAACTGCGCGTAGCAGCGCGGCCGGTGTAGCTGCGAGGGCACCGGGAACATCTCGCGCACGTAGTTCACGTCCACGAAGTCCAGAAACTCGTATGCGCCCGTCGTCGGCTCGATCACCGCCAGCGAGTAGGCATAGAGGTAGTCCGGCGGCAGCGTCACGTAGGGGCTGCCCGCCGTGATGTTGCTCGTCATGTTCTTGCGCAGCGCCGGCAGCTGCACGGCGTTGTAAATCTTCTCCTCGACCAGCTGCGCGAAGCGGTCGAGGTCAGGTTGATCGAGTTCATTCCCGATCGTGCTGACCACTCCCTCGCAAAGCTCGGTGTAGTTCATGGCTTAGAACGTCCCGCGGAAATCGCAGCCCTTGGTGGCCGCCCCGCAGCCGCGCGCCGTGCCGCCGCCCGACGGCTTGCCGTCATCGAGGGGGTTGTTCGTCGGCGGGTTCGAGGCCATCGCAGCCTTGTGCGTGGGGCCGTCTTCCGCCGGGATCACACCGCCCTTGGCGAAGCTGAACGGCTTCTTGCCCTTCTCCTCCGCGAACGGGTTGGCCTTCTTGGGACCGCCACCGAACGGCGGTGCTTTACCCTCGCCGCCGAACGGCTTGGCCTTCTTGGCACCCTTGGCACCCTTGCCGAAGGGGGTCATCTCCTTGGGCAGCTTTTCACGCGAGATTGCCATGGTGGGCTCCTACTCAATTGGGGGCGGAATGGGGTTCGGGACCGGGTCGGGGTTCAGCACGCGCGAAGCGGCGAGCGCATTGTCCGGCCGCGGGTTGCGGATCGCCTGCGGGTCGAAGACGGGGTACTTGCCTTGGAAGTTCTGCGGGTGGTCAGGGTCCCAGCAGGTCGTGCACACCAGCAGGTTGTTGGCCCGCCCGGCAACCGTCTCCGTGCGCATGGTGCGCAGGCGCACGCGGAAGCCGCAGCGGTCGCACATGCCCCAGGCCCGCTTTCCTGATGCGTAGGGGATGCTCACGAGCAAATCCTCGGCACGAAGCGGACAGGGGCCTTCTCGCGGTCCTCGTCGCTCGCCAGCATCCAGGCTTCGTCGTACTGGGCCTTGAGCACCGGCAGCAGCGCGCGGCCCTCGGGGAACTTGATCGCCATGTGGTAGGCCAGCCCGGCGATCAGCGCGGGCAGGAACCGGAAGGGGATGTCCTGCGTGTTCAGGCCGTTGCCGGCGTCCTGCAGCCGGCGCAACCGCCAGTAGACGAACACGTACGGCGCCGAGTTGTCCGGCACGGGCCAGAACATCACCTCGGGCACCAGCTGCCGATTGACCCATATCTGGTACGGCCGGCTCTGGCTCGTCTTGTTCGGGATCGTGGCGTAGACCGAGGCGCTGATGCGGTTGAGCACCAGATCGGTCTGACTGGTGCCCGTGCCGGTGCGCAGCACCGCTTCGAGGATGTCCACCGTGTCCGCGGGCAGCACGAGCTTGTCCACACCCGGGGCCAGCAGCACCTCGATCTTCTCCAGGGTCCACAGATTCAGGCCTCGATTGGCCCACTCGGCCAGCAGCAGGTTCAGGCTGCGCCGGGCCGTGCGAACCTGATGGCCGGCACGAATCTCGACGCCGCAGCGCTCGCCCGCCTCTTCGATGATGTCGAGGAGTTCGAGGTTGAACTGCGTGGTGCCTGTGGTCGCCATAGTGGCCTACCCCCTGCGTGCGCGTGTCTTGCCCCGCGTTGCACAGCCGTCGATGCTGCCGCCCTTCGCCATGCCCGGCGGGACGCCTTGCGGGGCACCCTGGGGCATCGGGCGAGCGCCCTGGGGCATCGGGCGCGCACCGGCGCCAGCAACGGGTGCGGGCCGGCCACCACCGGGCGGCATGCCTTGCGGCGGCATCCCCGGCGGCATGCCACCGGCCGGTGCACCCTGGGGCGGCATGCCCTGGGGCCGCATACCCTGTGGGCGCGCGCCCTGGGGCGGCATGATGCCGCCACCAGCGAAGCCCACCGCACCGCCGTCAGCCATGCCACGCGGAGGCATGCCGCTCTGCAGTTTGCGAGCCGCAGCGGCTGCGCCGGCCTGCAGGCCAGGATCACCACCCATGCCCGTCGCGCGCGGCGGCACGGGGGCATTGCGGCCCTCGTTGCTGTATGCCGCGGGGGCCGGTGCAGCGCGCGGTGCGGCTCGGCTCGCGCCGGCCGGGGACGTGTCCGTGCTGAACTTCTTGCCCTTCCAAGTGAAGACCGGCTCGCCGGCCGCGCGTGCAGCTGCGAACGCCTCCTTGAACGAGGGCTCGCGGGCCGGTGCTTCCTGCGCAGCGGCCATCGCCGCCATCGCGCGCTCGCGCGAGCCGGCGTCGATGTTCTCGTTCGGGCCTTCGCGCACGCTGGGGATGCCTTCCTCGCCCGAGCCTTCAGCGAACTTGTACGCCTTGCCTTGTTTCCTGCGCATGGTGTGCTCCTATCCGACGAAGACGTTGGCCGAGACGAACAGGCCGCTGCTCGTGGCGAAGATCGCCTGCTCGAACAAGATGCCGTCGCCGGGGATGAGGATGTCGTTCATGCCGGCCACGACATCGATCCAGAGCTTCACCGGACCTGCGAGCGAGAACCCGTCGCGCAGCTCCAGCTGGCCGGCACCCGTGGCCGTGACCTGCAGCCCCTTGAGCCGCGTGCGGTTGGGGACGAGCGTGCCGGAAAGGATGCCGGCCGTGCGTACAGCTGTGACGAGGCTACCCATATAGCCTCCGATCAGGTCAGCGCTGCGCCGGTGGTCAGCGTCCAGGCCACCCCGTTGCACAGCACCAGCGCCGTCTCGTTGTTGCCCGCGCCGTTGTCGAAGACGCACATGACCGCGCCGCGCAGCGCCATCGTGGGCACCGGCAGCGAGGCCGTGGGGATTGCGGTGAAGACCGCGCCGGGACCGATGAGATTGGTGCCAACCGGACCTTCATTGATGAAGCCGTTCTTGGAGACAACCGGACCATCAAAAGTGGTGCGTGCCATGGTTTCCTCACATGCGAGTGATGCACGCCAGCGTCTGCATGTCGTCTGCCGGGCCAGTCGTGGCGTGATGATGTGGTGTCCCGGGAAGGCCCTAGTCTACGCCGCAGGACGTGAAAAAGGCCCCTTTCGGGGCCTTTTTGCTCGCCAGCAGGCCGTTTCGGGCCGTTTTGGCTCAGGTCGAGCCTGCCGAACCCCACATGGCGAGCGGGTCGCTCCAGCCGAAGCTGTAGCGTTCGCGGGCCTTGTAGCGGCAGTTGCCGGTGTCGAAGTCCTCGTCCATGCCGGTCTTCAGCGCCACGCGGTTGAAGTGCTTCAGACCGTTGGGCACATCGGTCTTCAGGAACCATGCGTTGCTGTCGGTCAGGAAGTGGTTCACACCATACCCGCCCGGGATCGCCGACATGTTGCGGATCGCGTTGATGTCGTTGTCCGCGGTCGCGGTGCGACCCTCGGACTGCAGCAGGCGCACGGCCACGAACATCAGGGCCGGCGGGATCACCAGCTTCTTGGGCTTGGCTGCGATCAGCAGGCCACGCTCATCGGTCCAGGCAGCGATCTGGATGATCGCGGCCTCCAGCGAAGTCTCGTTCAGGTCCACGCCGACGGCGGGGTTGTTGAAGTTGACGCCACCGCCCACCAGGGGGTGCCCGACGCGCGCTGCAGCGGCGTTGATGCCGAACAGCGAGACGCCGTCACCACCGGCGAAGTTGCCGTTGAAGCCGTTGTTCAGCACCGAGGCGCCCTTCACCTGCTTGGTGTAGGCCATCGCACGGGCCAGCGCCTTGGTGTAGCGCGCCGACAGCGAGTCGTAGAGGTTGTCCTCGACCGCTTCTTCCGTGACGCTGAAGCCCAGCGCGATCGTCTCGTGGACGTATCGCGCCGTGAAGGCTTCTTGCGCGTTGTCGTACGACAGCGCGTCACCTTCGGCTTTCACCGGGGCGGCGCCGAAGCCCGACAGCTTCACTTCTTCCTCGAACGAGCGCTCCGAGGACTCGGTGTCGAAGATTTCCTTGTGCTCTTCGGCGTACTGCTTGTACTCCAGGCCGAACAGCGCGTTCAGCCCGGGGAGCAGTTCCTTCATGAGTTGTGCACGAGAGATAGTCATGGCGGCTGCTCCTCAGATGCCGACAGCGTTGAGATAGCTGTGCTGGCCGGGGTTGAACTTCACCAGCACGTCCGCAAAAGCGTCGGTTGGCGGCGAGAGGAGTGCCACGACACGGAAGCCTGCGGCCGTGGTCACGACCGTGGATTCCAGCGCGGCGGTGGAATTGCCCGTGCGCACGTTGCCCGAGGCCGAGGTCTGACCCGCGGCCAGGAACGTGTTGGCGGCAAGCGTGGCTTGCGGCGCCGGGCCGTCCATCTGGCCCTGGAACAACACATCCGGGTCGGTGATGACCTTGGCCTTGATCTTCGTGCCCACGGGGGCGACGTAGTTGGCCGGGTAGTACTGCGAGAACTGCAGCTGGCCCTGCGCGTTGATGA